TTATGCTCAATCCATATTTCCAACAAGGAGCTAAAACTGAGCAGAATCTGATTCAGGATCTAATCAATGAACAGTTAAGAATGTATGGTGTTGAGGTGCATTATTTACCTCGCAAATACATGACTGAAGCATCTATAATGAAAGAGGTTATTAGATCTCAATTCGATGATGCATACCCTATAGAGGCATATGTAGAGAATTTTGATGGATATGGACAGAATCCTGTTTTATTATCAAAGTTTGGTATTCAGGCAACGAATGAATTAACTTTAATTATTTCTAGAGAGAGATTTGAAGATTATATTTCACCTTTAATGAAGAATGAGGATAATGTAAAATTATCAACTAGACCTAAAGAGGGAGATTTAATATACTTCCCATTAGGAGATCGTTTATTTGAAATTAAGTTTGTAGAGCACGAAAAACCATTCTACCAACTACAAAAGAATTATGTTTATGAACTTAGATGTGAACTCTTCCGTTACGAAGATGAGGTTATTGATACAGGTATTGATGAGATCGATAATGAGCTTGTAGGAGACGAAACAGACGGAACTAGTGAAGATGGTATCTCAACCATTTTAGGACCCTCACAGACGCTTACAATGGTCGGTACGGGCGTTACAGCAGCAGCATATACAGGTATCATAACTTCAGGTGGTATACACTATATCAATGTCACTAATAGGGGTGGAGGTTACATAACTCCACCATCTGTGGGGATATCATCTGCACCATCTGGTGGAGTTACAGGTATATTAACTTCATATATGATTGGTGGAATTCAGTACTGTAATCTCAATGTAAATGAGAAAGCAAAATCAGTTCAGGCAGTTAGGATTGTAAATCCAGGTGCTGGATATGCTACAACAACATATCCAGGAATAGCATTTACTAGCACTACTGGTACTGGTGCTGCAGGTACTGCATTTGCTGCTGATGGTACTTTAGGTATCGTAACTGTTACTGCTAGTGGTGGTGGATTTACTACTGCTCCTACAGTCACACTACCTACACCACTTGCTGTTACTAAAACAGGTATTGGTACAACTGCTACTGCCGTTGCTATTATCAATGCTGCTGGTGCTGTAACTGATGTTTGGTATACAAATGCTGGTGCTGGTTATACTGCTGGTGATGGTACGAATCTATATGCAACATTCTCCACTCCTTCAATGGATTCTGTGGGTAATTTTGTCTTTAACGAGACTGTAACTGGAGGTACTAGTGGAACTACTGCAAGAGTAAGAACTTGGGATTCTTCCACAAATCTATTAGAGGTAAATAGTGTTACTGGAACATTCACTGTCGGTGAAACTCTAACTGGAGGAACATCTGGTGCTTCCCGTGTAATTAGACTCAGTGATATTGAACCACAAGATGATGGATTTGCTGATAATGTCGATATTGAGACTGAAGCAGATGCTATTATTGACTTTACCGAACAGAACCCATTCGGAATGCCATAAATATAAGATACTAGGACTCTAACAATGTTTGAATATTTTTATAACGAAATTTTGAGAAGAACCATAATTTCATTTGGTTCTTTATTTAATGGTATATCTATCCAACACACAGATTCTTCGGATAATGCTGTAAGTGTTCTTAGAGTTCCTTTGGCTTATGGTCCAACTCAGAAATTCCTTGCAAGGTTGGAACAGTCACCTGATCTCAATAAATCCACAGCAATTACTTTGCCAAGGATGTCTTTTGAGTTTACAGGAATGACTTATGATCCTACAAGGAAAGTTACAACTACATCAAATTTTATTGTAAAGGATCCAGATACTGGTTCTGAGACAAAGAAATCATATATGCCTGTTCCATATAATATGCAATTTGAAGTTGCTATTATGTCAAAATTAAATGATGATGCATTACAAATTGTAGAACAGATTTTACCATATTTCCAACCAGCATATAATATAACCGTAGAATTAGTTGAGTCTATTAAAGAGAAAAGAGATATTCCTGTTATTCTAGAAAATATAACAATGCAAGATGATTATGAAGGAGATTTCACTCAAAGAAGAGTTCTTCTTTATACTCTAAGATTTACTGCTAAGACATACCTATTTGGTCCTGTTCAGACTGCAACCAAGGATATCATCAGAAAGACTGCTATCAATTACATTGCAGGTGGATCCAAGAGTGTCGAAAGAGATGTTACATACTCTGTTGTTCCAAGAGCAGTCAAGGATTATACTGGAGATGTTGCTACAACTCTATCCGAAGATATGGGTCTTTCCGATCTTACTATTACGGTGGAAGATGGAACAGCATTATCAACATCCAGTTACTACTCTATAGGTACTGAAGAAATATATGTTAAGAAGATTAGTGGTAATTCTATAGTTGTTGAAAGAGCAAAAGACAATACTACACAAGCATCTCATTTAAGAGGAGAACAACTCAAAGCAATCACTAGTGCTGATACTCCATATATTGAATTGGGTGATGATTTTGGATTTGATGGATCCTTTACATGACTATGACTAAAGAATACACTAAGTTAGATAAAACTTTTAATCTAACTCCTGAAGTTGAAGTACTCAATACTCCAGAAGGGGGATGTGCTACTAGACAAGATCAACTTACTGATGTTACTCCTGGTGGTTTAAAAAAACCTGACAGAATTACTCAAACTGACGTAGAAAAAGATTATGAATATACAAGAGGTAATCTTTATAGTATAATAGAGAAAGGTCAAGAAGCAATTAACGGTATTCTTGAGGTTGCTCAAGATAGTGATATGCCAAGAGCATATGAAGTTGCTGGTCAGTTAATTAAGAGTGTTTCTGATGCTACTGACAAATTGATGGATCTTCAGAAGAAACTAAAAGATGTTAATGCTGAAGAGGAGAAGAAAGGTCCAACTACAGTAAATAATGCACTGTTTGTAGGTTCTACTGCTGATTTGGCAAAATTAATTAAGAGCGAAAATGGCAAAGCAAAATAAACTATCCCAAATTGTATCTATTACAGGTATCAATACTGTTGGAATTCTTACTATTGGTGTAACTGAAACTGCTGGTGGAGTAGTGGGTATTGCGACTACTACATATGTAAGAACTGCTTTATTCCATCATGCAGGAAGAGCAGATGGTGCTGCAACCTCTTATGCTGGTTTAGGATCTGCAACATGCTCTGTTTATATTTACCCACATTTTGAGGAAGTAGAAGGTGTTGGAAAAACTGCTTATAGATTGCTGAGAAAAGATCTTGCTCCAAATGAAACATATATGTGGGATTTGCCCTCATATCCAGTAATTATGACTGATAGAGAAAAATTTGTTGTAGAAATAACTAAACCTGCAGATTATATTGGAGGAACGGGAGTTGGAACTGTTGTTAATGTGCAATTATATGGTGATGAGGGGGATGCGTGGGCGTGATAAATACTTAAATAATGGACCCTCGGAGTAATTATAGTAGTGTCACTAAAAAATCCCTCCGATTTTTTTGAGCAGCAAAAAAAAGATCTTTTTAAAAAAGAAGTAGCTCAAAAGAAAATAGAGGAGGAGGCGAAGTTAAAAAATAAGAAATTTGCTGCTCCAAAAGAATATTTTGGTGAAGATAGAGAAGTAGTCGCTGAAATAATTAAGGAAGAAGAAATAAAGGAAGAAAATATAGTTAATCCTCCAGAAGTTAAATCTTATGATGAGGAGATAAAAAGACTTCAGGAAAAAGTTGATTCTGTTTCTAGGTCTATTCCTACTGTCAAGGATTTAATTAAACTTAGAAAAGAAGAGAAGGTAGAAGTTAAATCTTATGATGAGGAAATTAAAGGTTTAAATACTGAGGTTAAAGAACTTCTTTATAGAATTGCATCATTAAAAATACCCGATCAAGAGAAATATCTAGAGGAAGTTGATAATTTATCTGAAGAGAATCAAAAACTTTTAACAAAGATAGAAGGATTACAATATAATCTTGATGAAGTTGATAAGAATATTACTACTGAAGGACTTTTAAATATTATTCCTAGTGCAAAGAATTCAGATCCTTTAACACCTTTAGATCAAAAATTTGTTACTCTACAGGATCTTTCAGACCATTATAGAATATTTGTTAATAGAGTTCAGCAGCAACTATCTGTTCTAGGTGGTGGTGGTGCTGTTCGTATTGAGGACTTAGAGGATGTGGATATATCCTCTGCAATGGTTGATGGTAAGGTTCTAGAGTATGATTCCAGCACAGGAAAATGGAAGGGTGGAACTGGTGGCGGTGGTAGTGTAGGTCTTGGTACTACTAATGTAAGCACAAGTACTTTAAATGTTGTTGGTGTTTCTACCTTTAATGATGATGTTCTCTTTAAGGGTGCTAGTAACAATATATTATGGGATTCTTCCGCAAATGATTTATTAGTTGGTGAAGATGCTCGTGTAAAATTTAACGAAGAACTTGATATATGGCATGGAGGTGCTCATGGTTTTATAAAAAATTATGGTGGAGATCTTAGAATTCGTGGTGATAAAATTCTACTCAAAAGAGAAGATGATAGTGAGAGATATCTAGAAGCTAATGTTAATTCAGATGTAAAATTATTTTATAATGGTAATGAGAAATTTGCCACTACTCTTGATGGTGTTAGTATATCGGGACTTACGACTACTACGAATTTATTTGTTTCTGGTGTTTCTACATTTATTGGCAATGTTTCTATCGCAGGAACTCTTACTTATGAAGATGTAACTAATATAGATTCACTTGGTATTATAACTGCGAGAAGTGATATAAGAGGTGGTAGAAATTTAAATGTAACTGGTCTCTCTACATTTACTGGTGCTATAGATGCTAATGGTAACTTAGATGTTGATGGTCATACAGAATTAGATGATGTCAATGTATCTGGTGCTACTACACTTACTAGTTTAAAGATTTCTGGTGCGATAACAGATAATTTAGATACAACTGGTGCAAATGGACAAGTACTATCAACTACTGGTGTTGGTGTAACTTGGACGAATGTAGCATCTCTTGCTGCTGGTTCTGCATCCAAAGTAGTTCTTTCTGCTCAAGATAGCACAGATGCCTCAAGATATATAACTTTTGCTGATGCTGCTACTGGTGCAAATGTAATTTATACTGATACAGGACTTAGATATAACCCCTCAACTAATGCTTTAACTGCTACTACTTTTGCTGGTAATGCATCTTCAGCAAATATATTATCAACTGCCCGCACTATTGGTGGAGTATCTTTTGATGGTAGTGCTAATATTAACCTACCTGGTGTAAATGCTGCAGGTAATCAAAACACTACTGGTACTGCTGGTGGATTAACAGGTGCTCCTGATGTTGATTTAGGAAATATATCTGCAGCTAGTGGTGACCTTGTTATTAGAAATGTAACTGGTGTTGCTGCTACATTTACTGGTACTCTTACTTGTGAAAACGTAACAAACGTAGATTCTATTGGAATTATAACTGCTAGAACGGGTGTAAGAGTAACTGCTAATGGTATTGATGTAACTGCTGGTCTTAGTACTTTTAGACAGGGTATTAATGTAATTGGTCTTACTTATACTGATGGTGATGTAACCTTTAATGGTGATGCATACAATGCACTATGGGATAAGGATACAAGTAAACTAAAATTCTATGACTTAGCACAAGCTACATTCGGTGATGGAAATGATTTGCAAATATATTCGGATGGAAGCAACGGAATTATCAAAGGAAATGATAAAACAAAAATTACAGGAATTACCTCAATAACTGCTGATAAATTCTACGGTAAAGGTGAGTTAGATCAATTAAAGGTAACAGGAGTTTCTACATTTACTGGTATTGGAACCTTTGGTGGTGATGTCTTTATTGCTGGTAATGCAAGGATTGTTGGTGTTCTAACAGTTGGTAGTGACTCAGTTACTATTGATGGAAATAACCTGAATATTACTGGTGTTTCTACAATCGCATCATTGGCAGTTTCTGCTGGTGCAACTGCTAAAGACCTTAATGTTACTGGTATTACTACATTAACCACTCTTAAGATTGGTAATTCTATTGGTATTACTACCATATTAGATGAAGATGATTTGTCTTCTGATAGTGCAGCAGCATTAGCATCTCAGCAATCCATTAAAGCATATGTTGATTCACAAGTAACAGCACAAGATTTAGATTTCTCTGGTGATAGTGGAACTGGTGCTGTTGACCTTGATAGTCAAAC